CCCGAAAGCGGTGAATGGACTACCTTAGCTTACTTGTTGACCAAGATTAACGAAATAGTAGGGGCGTTGGATTATAAAAGATTCGACTCCACTATACTGGCTATGATTTTGAACAAGGTTTGCTGGATTATAAATAAATGGTATGACGATGCACAAGAATATCAAAACGTTAGGGAGGTGTTGTTCCATGAACTTGTGTATACAATTATTCTTATAATGGGAGTATTGTATATCAAGTACAAGGGTAACCCTTCTGGCGGTGCGTTGACCATGATAATTAATAATCTGGCATCAAAACTTTTACTTCGATTTTACTGGGTTACGTGTGCGCCTCCAGCGTATGCGGACGTAGCTTTTTTCAGGACTCAGTGCACTAGTTTCGTGTGTGGCGATGATAACATCTTCGCTATACCGCCTTATATAGACATTGAAGGGGAGGCTATTATAGCAAGTGCGCGAACACTTGGTATGACAGCAACCTCGGAGAGGAAAGACACTCGGAGCGTATTTAAGCCCTTGACAGAAACAACATTTCTCAAGAGAGGGTTTCGATACGAATTATCGAAAGTAAAACCAACCCTGGACATTAAGACAATTGACAATATGCTGACTTGGATAACGAATTCCAAATTTATGACACCGCGCGAGTGCATACAGTTAAACGCTGAGTGCGCGATGCGATATCTTTACTTTTGGGGTCCGGAGATTTTCAATTACTATTTCAACCTTTTGAATAAATTGGATTTGGAATTGGATTTGGAACTTCCTTTGTATTCATATAGGTATTACAACAATTTGTTTGAATCAACAGGGCAACTAGATTTTGGGTTCTATCAATAAATGAAGCCCCGTCAAGCTGGACGTTAAAAGTAGCTAGTGAGTACCTATCTTACTCCAGATTACTGGTTCTGTGACCCCAGTATGTCAGTGTCATTCTCACTGTGGATTATTGGTTCCATAACCCCAATCAGTAGTAAACTGTCTTTACTAGGATCGAGTGGTTCCTAAACCCCACTAAAAACGCAAACAAAATGTCAGAACATAATGAAGCAGCAAACTTAGGAGTTTCAGACACACGACCTTTGAC